AATATAAACGAGTTCCTCTTCGCCGTTTTCCAGCATCCTGACAGAGAACACAGTGCCGTCAAACTCATCCTTTCCGGTGAGGTGCCCAATGGTCTGCCCATCATCCCCAGTGTCAATGTCATATTCGGGGCTATACCCGACAAACCACGGTCCCGGTGTATGTGCCATCTACGCCACCCCCCTGTATTCGCCGTCGTCGCATAGTCGCTCAACCGTGCAAGACTTGTACCCCTGGTTTTTCCCATACTGCTCCGCATCGTCTTTGGACATGTGCCACGTAGGGTCAACGCCCAGACATTCCAACTTGTACGGGAACATCCGGCTACCGTGATCTTTCAATGCACTAGCACCCTTTCGTTGTTCGCCCGGCGCATCCTGCCGATTAATGCCCGCTGTTTTTTGTTGATCATCCTGGTATACTCCAGCCGGTTCCGGAGTTCGGCGTTCTCCCGCTCAAGGTATTCCATTTTGTCAATCCACTTATTTCTGAATCGCCCTGTCATTATCAAAACCCCCCAAAGGAGTCTGAAAATACAGACTCGGATGATTTTTTACTCCTGATTTTCACGGGTGACGCAGACCCGCTGAATGTCATCGTCTTACCCTCGTAGTGGAGCGAGTAATGCCGTCCGTTCTGACCTCGTCTCGTCTTTGCAACCGAACAGATGATCCTGTGTTGCGTATCGAAGTTAGGCATCCCGTCTTCACTTGTCGGCGGTTTATCTTTGAAGAGTTCAAGTACCACGTCCGCAAGTCTCCTGATTGACCCTCCGCCTAAACCTCTGCCCGTTCCGACATCGCCGTTCCGCTGATTCGACAAGGCAATGTCGGACATTTGGTTCAAGACAAGGAAGGCGCAACCGAGTTCGTTTTTCCATCTGCGAAGGGCAGCCGTCACCTGTCGGGCAGCGTCCAGTTCCGAGTCGAACCCGGCAACCGCGGTCAGGTAATCAAGCACCACCACGGCGGGAGATTCCGTCCTGATCGCTCTTTCGAGATCGGCAACGGTGTAATCCCCGTCAATCACCCGGAATAGTCCCGCGTCGCGTTCCGTCAGCGCATCAACGGCGCGCTTGTATTCCGGGGAATCGGACTTGATAGCCTCCAATATCTCCATCTCGTTCAGGCCGATGATGGGCATAAGCCGTCTCAAGTTGACCTGGTAGGCAGGCATGTCCAAACTCACAAACAGGACTTTCCTTCCGACCTCTTGCAAATACGTATCAACCGCCTTGAGTGCGAGGGATGTTTTCATCGACCCCTCTCCGCCGACAAGGGAAAGGATCTCGCCGGGGAGAATGCCCCCGGACATTTCGTTATCCACCGGGTCAATGCCTGTCCGCAAGACGGGCAGTCCGTCCCATGCCTTGACTTGCGCCTCGTAAGCCTCCTGATGTATCGACGGGTCAGACAGGGCTATCCGTTCCGACGCGGAACATTCCCTGATTAGCCTTTGCGCTTCCTGTGTTACGTCGGTAATCGCTTTTTTCTCGCTCATAGCGAGGGCGTATATCTCCCTTGCCCGTTCTGCCATGAGTCGCCTGACGGCCTTCTCCCTGACAATGGCAAGGTGCCTCTGAAATGTCTGTAGCGTCGGGATAGCCTCGATGTAGGATGCAAGTTCTGACTGTCCAATCTTTATTTTCTGCGCCAGGATGACCTCATCAACGGTGTTGCCCCTCAAGGCTTCGACCTGGACGGCGCGGAATACCTGACGGTGCCGAGTGTCGAAAAAGTCACTCTCTTCCAGCGTCCGGGAAGCCAAAGACAGACATGATGCATCAAGGAGGCATCCCCCCAGGACTGCGCGTTCAGAGTCAAGTGCCATAGGGGGGGTGTCGGATTTAGCCATTTTTTGCCTCCACGACGTTAAATATTTCCGACTGTTTGCCCCGGTAATCCGGTTGTGTTTTCTGGAAAATGGTGCCCTGAACGTTCTGCGCTAAAGTGCGGTCAAATGCCTCCACATACTCTTTCTTGATCTCGAATCCATAAGACTTACGCCCCAGCTGTTTGGCGGCCAAAAGAGCAACGCCACTTCCTGCGACGGGATCTATAACCACGTCACCGGGGTCGGTAAATATTTCAACCAACCGGCGCATAACGTGGATGCTTTTTTGGGTGGGGTGAATTTTGGGAGTTTCGTTATCCCGCTCGTAGTCCATGCAGTTGAATATCATTTGCCCGTCGTTGTTGAATTTCGGCAGTTTGTCTCGGTACAAGATGACGGCATATTCACAATTACCAACAACGCGCATATTTGCCTTTAATACCTAGGCGGAATAGTTCTTGCGGAAAACAAGGTTTATATAGTTCCGAAAGCCGTACTGCCGGCCCTTTTCGATTAACATAAACTGCTGTTCAAACTCGCAAAATACCACCATGCAACCGGCCTGCCCTTTTTGTTTCGGCTCCTTCTTGAGCATGGTGTTTACAAAGTGCATGAACTCAGGAACGTTGAAATTGTTGTCTGTGTCGAAAAAACTCTTTTTCGCAAGTTCGCTTTCCCCGTTTTTGTTGTCACCATCCTTGTACCAACCAGGTGAAGAGGCATAGGCGTTTGTGCCGATGTTGTAGGGAATATCAGCAATGATTAACTGTGCCTTTGGAATGTTGTATTGTTTGTAGTTTTGAAAGTGGTCCCGGTAAAGATGCATGCTCACGCCTCCACCTCGACGAACTCATACTCGCCCGTGTCAATAGGCTCCGGTTCGACGGAGAAGTCCTCACGGTTCAGGAATGTTGCCGGATAAGGGGTCTTGTCAATCGGTCGTTTCTCCGCCTTGAGATTCGCCAGGTAAACTCCGATGTTTTTAAGCACCCTGTTGCAATCGTCCGGCGTGTATTTCAAGGGGAACAACTTTTCAAACGCCTTGAATGCTTCACGCTTGGCGACCTTGCGAGGGTATTGAGGCCAGAATTGCTCATTGAACGCTTTCTCAATCTGAGCCTTCATGATCGTGGCCTTTTCGGAAAGGTCGGGTTTGTCTTTTTCAACGTCTTCCCCACAAGACTCTTCTTTGACGGTATGAGGGAATCTGGAATCAGGAATCAGGTTAAGGGAATCAGGAATCAGCGTGCAACGTTGACCCGAACTTGATTCAACGTTGACTTGACTTTGACTCAACGTTGGCTCAACGTTAGAAAACCCTTGCGGTGCAGGGATTTCAGAGGCAACCTCTTTATAATGAGGGTTCTGATGTTTAAGGAAGTTCTTTATTTGAACGAATCTCTTCCCGTCAACTATGTATCGAACAAGAAACGAACTTGATTCAAGTTCGGTCAATAATGAATCAACATCGACATTCTCATAAGGGAATATCGAAGCCTTTATCCTTTTAGCCCTGTCTTCCAGTCGACCTTCCCTGTCAGCAAGACACCACAAGCCTATAAAGAGCAATCTGGCATGACAGGAACATTCCGCTAAATCCTCATTCAGGAAGAACCCAGGCTTAATATTTCGTGATCTTGCCATCAGGAATAACCTCCGGCAAGTTCAACAAGGTCTTCTTGTAATTCGTGCGAGTTTCTTGCGTTTTGAACTAGATTTTTTAGGTCTGTTATCGAAACCCCGTTCAAGTGCGCTCTTTCGAGGTCGTTAAGAATCTTGTATTTGGGCCAATAATAATCACCAAACTCTGTAATAATTACCTTGCGGATATAAAACAAATCTGGGAGGTAAGGTTTATCTTTTATCGCTCGTTGTGTCTTACAAACCCTCTCAATGTAATTAAAAGAATCATCAGGTTTGTCGTACTTTTCGACAGATACATCAATAGCGTATTTGATCTCGTCAAGGGAATATGTTTTTAGGAGTCTCTTGAATGTTTTTCTACCCTTGTCTGATACTTCACATCCCGCGCCGACCTCGAACAACTCAACAACATATTCCAGGTTACTATCGTTAAACTTACTTAACTCCTTCCGCCATTTGACCATCATTTCCAACTGCTTACGCTTCTCGTTAATCTCTTTGAGTTGATCCATTTGGGCATTAAAGATAGAATCATCGTCTATCTTCCGTGCCCCTTTCCCTCGGTTACATTCCTTACAGGATGTAATGAGGTTAAAGATGTCATTTGTCCCGCCCTTGCTAACGGGTTCAATGTGATCTACCTCAAGAACAACGTTAGGGGCAGACCTGCCACACCAATGACAGGTAAAGGAATCTCTTTTGAAAACTTCAAACCGTAGTTTTTGAGATATTGGCTTTCTCGCCACTGCGACACCCCCAGGTAAAGGCGGGGACTAAGCCCCGCCGTTGATCTTTAACTGTTCCGCGATTTTGTCAGACTTGCTCTTGTCCTCAACGGGTTCCGCCATGTCGGAAATGAACGGGATGTCGATGTATTCTGCCTGCGACTCGCCTATCTCCGCTTTGTTGTCCAGTTCGATGGCAGTTGCGAGATCCGCACTCATCGGGAGATATTTGCAGAGCCTTTTTATTGCCGTCTTCCTCCACATCTCATCCTCGTCCGTCTTCCACGGGCCGTCAGACTTCGCGCGTGACTTGTTGCGGATGTGATCTACCTGGGCAGGTGTGAGAATTTCAAACTGCGGTTTCGTTGTTGCATCCTTAAAGAATGCCACGGCATAAACGGCCTTCTTCGCTCCGGGTGTATCCGTCATTGCGGGGATGTGCTTGATATAACTGCCTGTTCCGTAGTTAACTTCGAACTCGTCAGACTCATAAACGATGTGAGCCTCTATACCCGCTATCTGTCCAGAGTTCCGTGCGAGTTTGATCAAACCTCTGTAACCCGCCTGAAACTGTGCCTCGTACTGCCCTGTCTTGTTGTTCCGATACGGAATCAGATAGGCTTCCTGCAACGGACCTACAGGTTCGAGTCCGAGTTGTGAAGCGGTGATGACCGAAGCGACAAAGGACAAGGGTTCGCATTCAAGGAGCATTGGATTTCGGCTTGCCGCTGCTGAAACTATCCGTATCATCTTCTCCGGTGACATATGCGCAGGAAGTACATCCGCAATATGCCCCTTCGCTTTTGCGAGAAGGGCCTTGATGTTGTTAAGTTTTTCCTGTTTGACTGCTACTGCTGTAGCCATGAGTTACGCCTCCTTTTTTGCGGGCTGATACAAGAATCTCCTGTAGCCCGGCTTAGTCCTGGTGTGCTTCAGTATCAGTTCCGTGGGTATTGCTGTCTCGGCAACGATGGATTTGTAGTCAATGTCGTGGCGGTCTTTTGTCTTGCGCCATGTCACCCTTCCCCACTCACCCCCGACTCCCTCGTGGTCGCCTATGATCGCCTTCAATTGATTCTCGGCGTACCGCACGTTGTCCTCTGCCACCTTGAGAAACGCCTTCTGGTTTTCGGCCATCTTGACAAGGCGTTCCACCTCTTCCGAAGATGGGAGCAGGTCAAGGTCTGCCCTGTTGTAGAGCCTAGCGAGCATCTCCGCTGCTGATTCGGACGAGTCAACGACAGGCGGGACTTTCGGGACAACGTGATCGTTCCAGAACTTGAACGCCCTGTCGTAGAGTCCGTTTATCATGAGGTTGTTGCGCTCGACTGTGTAGATGACAGGCTCCTGACCGCCGATGCTGACTATTACGTCCGCTTCCGTCAGGCCGGTAATGCCCATCTGCCACTGGACCTGGCAGAGATATTCGTCAGGGATATCGTCTGTTCCAGGTTCGCCCCATCGCGAAGCCTGCCGTATCCCCGCCGTCTTGATCTCCACGACTTTTAGCCATTCCCCTGTTTCTGGGTCAACTACTATCCTGTCCGGTGTTCCCCGCATAAGGGACTTTTCGGGGTTGACCAGAAGCCCAGGGTTGATAAGTGTCGCCCCTGTCATCTGTGCGTAAACGTCCGCCAGTACAGGCTCCATCTTCCTGCCCCATCTCATTGGGGCCGTTTCCTGCATCGGCTCAATAAGATCAAGTTTTTCGAGAAATACGTCATATATGGTGTGATAAGGGTTCAATCCGCTGATGGCGGAAATGTCCGTAGCGGTGACACCCTTACGCCGTTCCTCTAGCCACTTCTCCTTGTCGTTCTCAGCGAGGAGCGGTTCTTTGATTGCCGTTGTCGCTTTCATACTTCTACCTCCTCTTTCTTGAGTGCTAAAAACTCTTCGTGCCTGCTACACCGGGAATCCTCAGGATTAAAATCAAAGGGAACGTCGAGATCGCTGAATACTTCGCACTTCGCCCACCCCGTGCCCTCGTCCAGGTAGAACTTCGGGCATGTCTCGCATATCCACTCATCGATTACTACGGGCGCTTTCATGCTCTCCACCCCATCCGGTAAACAGCATGTCCGTTACGACGCTCTGTCTCGATGCAGTACCCCTTCTTACGCAGATTCCAGATCCGACTTGCAAGCCGGAAACATCCGAAAGCGTGGAGTGCCTGCATCGGCGTAAGTTCCTGCCCCTCGTCAAGCCACCGGAGAATGGATTCCTCCTGTGTCTTAAGCATTGCCCTGACCTCGCAAATCTGCTAGAATAAGAGTTGTGAAATGGTGATTTTTCTTGTCGCCCCTGCTTGCCAGAGCAGGGGTCTTTTTTTGCTCGCTCCAACGTCCCTTGCGGTTGGTGTGTGCCCTATGCGGTGCCACCTCAACTAACTGCATCTTGATTCCCTCCCCCAAATATGTTTTCCAGCTCCGAGACTCGCCACATGGCGACGTTACCCACCCGTATCGGCTTCGGTGCGATCCCCTGCTCAACCCAGCGGTACCATGTCGTCTTGCCTACGGGGATTCGCTCTAAAATCTGTGGGAGTCTCATGAACTGCATGGTTACGCCCTCCAGTATTCCCTTGCTGTTTTTGCCATAGCGGATCCGGTCAACATGCTGTGGTTTTCGTATACGAACAAAGGGAAAAGGATATAGTCAAACGTGATTTCGGGAACGTCGGGGGAAAGGCGTTTCCCCTCTAAAAACCATTGCCCCACCATCCAGACCGTTTCAAATCTCCGCTTAACCCGAAGTACGCTATAGGAACCCCATCCGGTATCAACCGCCATGCGTTGAGCGTCTTTTTTTGTGGGGAAAAACTGGGGGGTATGCGAAAAGTCGAAATCTGATTCTGTTATTGTTCGTGAACTCATCCCTTACGCCTCCAATCTCAGTAATTCCTGCCTGACTCGCGGTTCGATTGCCCGAAATATCCGCACAAGAAAATCCTGACCATCCACGGAGACACGCTCCGTCATGAGGGCTTCGACACTGCCCCCGTGGTTTCGGGAGGGTTTACGTCAAACCCGTAAACCAATTCCTGAATAGAGCAGTCCAGGATTCCCGCCAGTTTCACCACGTCATTAAGGGAGAACTTGCGTTCCCCTGTCCGTTTGCGATAGAGGGCGGAATGTTCAAGTTCCATCCTCTCCGCAACGGTATTGATGGTGATTCCCCTCCGCTTGACCGCTTCGTCAAAACCCTTCAGCAATATCATTGATGTTTTCACCCCCCCCTCCTTGTTATTACGACAATAGAATATACCTACCTTGCTATTATGTCAACGCAAAATAGACATAGTGGCAATGTTCGCAATAGTACGAATTGTCAATACATCAATGGACAATTCTTTGCTGTTGTGGCAACATTGTTTGGCAGGGAGGAGGGATAAACGGTGGAAATACGGGAGAGAATTGAGAGATTGATCGCAGAGCGACACATTGGAATCGAAGAGGTTGATATTACTGCGTTTCTAGCGTTTGGTAGTCGGTTTGGTAGTCGGTCATGCATGTGGTTTGACAGACCCAGTTATATCTTGAAAAATGGGACTTTTGGCCTAGTACACTGTTTTTGGGTAATCGTCTATGGGGCAATTATCCGGAAATCCCGGACAGTTTAGACGGTTACATGGTGTAGGAAAAATGCCCGCCCTCAAGGGTCTCTTTGATGGGTTCATCAATGCGCCATGAGATGCCGAAGATGCGCCCGACCTTCTCTGCCCCGCTCACTTGGAGATAAGGGTTGCCGTTCTGATTCGTCCAGTCTTGTGTTTCCACTACCTCAACATCGAATGTCTCTGTCATTGCATATTCCCTCCCCACATCATGTCTATCTCCTTCAAGGCCGTTACAATTTCCTTGTACCTGTCGCGCTGTTCGCACCCGCTGTCCGACGGGTCAAAATTAGCGGGGCAATCGAATAGCCCGTTCTCCATTTCGACAGCCCCGCAACCATTACAGAAGCCTTTTTCAAACTCTTCATGTTCCAGGTACGCCCTCGTAGCGTTGGAATAGCTCACGCTGTTACCTCCTGTTTCATCCTGACGGCGATTAATGCGGGTCTTGCCCAAAGCCTTTGAAACCTTCGCCATTCAACATCGGTCTTACCCTCGTGATCCCTGAACAACATCGCCATCGGGAACATCCCGAGCGATACAACCCGTTTCAGGCGATACTCCGCATGTTCGAAGGTGTCGCCATTCCAACCGATAAGCACATAGCAACGGCATTGAGTCCTGTTTAAGATTCCATGTTCAGCAAGGATCTTCGATGCCTCAACAAGAGGTTCCCAATCATCGGGCGTGTCGTAAGCGAAAAACATTTGTTGGGGTTTGAGATCCGCAAGAAGTTCACAATGCCACCGTTTCAGCCGTTTCGCCTCAAGACCACCTGTAAACTGCGCCCTTGTTTTTTGCCTCTTGAGCATGGCAAAAACTGACTTGATGTGTCCCTCTGAACAGGCGAGTATGTTGTCGTCGAGGATGTTCCAACCATCCACGATGGGTAGTTCTCTGACCTCATGCCCATCCCGTCTCCACACGGTGCAGAACCAACACTTATTTGGGCAACCTCTTGACGCGATAACGTAACCATCCCTGATGTACATACCCCCAACAAACTCTTCTCCCCGTGTTCCCATTGCGGGGCCACCTATTTTCACGGGAGCGATCCGACTCCATGCATGAGCAAGGCGTTCCGCTTCGGGGATGTTCCACGTGAAAGTGACAGAGATATGAACCTCGGAGATGTTGTCAGGGACAAACAACCCCGGTTCCCCGATGAAGGCATACGGATCTCTAGGCGTTGCTTTTGTCCGGCGGGGAAACACCCTAGCAATCACGCCTTACCCCCCATGTAATAGACGGCATACCCGTTCTCTCTCCTTGACTCGATTGCGTATCCCTTCTTGCGGAGATTGCATATCCGGGACGCCAACCGGAAACATCCGAATACATTGAGCGCAAGCAAGGGTGTCAACTCCCGGCCCCCGTCAAGCCACCGGAGGATGCTCTCTTCCTGAGTTTTCATGCCTTGCCTCCCTGCATCAAATCCTGTAGAATAAGGTGTCGATAATCAAAGTTCCTCTTGTCCCCCCTGCTTGCCAGAGCAGGGGTCTTTTTTTGCTCGCTCCAACGTCCCTTGCGGTTGATGTGTGCCCTATGCGGTGCCACCTCAACTAACTGCATCTTGATTCCCTCCCCCAAATATGTTTTCCAGCTCCGAGACTCGCCACATGGCGACGTTGCCCACCCGTATCGGCTTCGGTGCGATCCCCTGCTCAACCCAGCGGTACCATGTCGTCTTGCCTACGGGGATTCGCTCTAAAATCTGTGGGAGTCTCATGAACTGCATGGTTACGCCCTCCAGTATTCCCTTGCTGTTTTTGCCATAGCGGATCCGGTCAACATGCTGTGGTTTTCGTATACGAACAAAGGGAAAAGGATATAGTCAAACGTGATTTCGGGAACGTCGGGGGAAAGGCGTTTCCCCTCTAAAAACCATTGCCCCACCATCCAGACCGTTTCAAATCTCCGCTTAACCCGAAGTACGCTATAGGAACCCCATCCGGTATCAACCGCCATGCGTTGAGCGTCTTTTTTTGTGGGGAAAAACTGGGGGGTATGCGAAAAGTCGAAATCTGATTCTGTTATTGTTCGTGAACTCATCCCTTACGCCTCCAATCTCAGTAATTCCTGCCTGACTCGCGGTTCGATTGCCCGAAATATCCGCACAAGAAAATCCTGACCATCCACGGAGACACGCTCCGTCATGAGGGCTTCGACACTGCCCCCGTGGTTTCGGGAGGGTTTACGTCAAACCCGTAAACCAATTCCTGAATAGAGCAGTCCAGGATTCCCGCCAGTTTCACCACGTCATTAAGGGAGAACTTGCGTTCCCCTGTCCGTTTGCGATAGAGGGCGGAATGTTCAAGTTCCATCCTCTCCGCAACGGTATTGATGGTGATTCCCCTCCGCTTGACCGCTTCGTCAAAACCCTTCAGCAATATCATTGATGTTTTCACCCCCCCCTCCTTGTTATTACGACAATAGAATATACCTACCTTGCTATTATGTCAACGCAAAATAGACATAGTGGCAATGTTCGCAATAGTACGAATTGTCAATACATCAATGGACAATTCTTTGCTGTTGTGGCAACATTGTTTGGCAGGGAGGAGGGATAAACGGTGGAAATACGGGAGAGAATTGAGAGATTGATCGCAGAGCGACACATTGGAATCGAAGAGGTTGATATTACTGCGTTTCTAGCGTTTGGTAGTCGGTTTGGTAGTCGGTCATGCATGTGGTTTGACAGACCCAGTTATATCTTGAAAAATGGGACTTTTGGCCTAGTACACTGTTTTTGGGTAATCGTCTATGGGGCAATTATCCGGAAATCCCGGACAGTTTAGACGGTTACATTTTGTAACCGCTTGAGACGATAAAAGCCCCCCACCTTTCGGCAGGGGGCAACCCAGGGGGGAGGGTTAGCGGATTAAACATGAGGGGTATCTACCCCCCATGGTGACCACTGAAGTTACCACGGAAGTTACCACGGAAGGTTTGATTTGATCCAAGTGACTATAGGGTCTTTGAACCACACCACGACAGCACCGACAATGAAGCCTAGAATGAATCCCATGTCATCATCTCCAATATATCATATTTGATATAATCTTTACGTGTTTTGAATGCGGAATACGTACCGGATATATCTGTTAACCAACAAATGCCTCAAAACAGGGTCAATGTTGGTTAGCATTCTGTCCAATAAAAATGTCCACCGGAAAACGTTACTACGACTGGCTGTTTCCGCACTTTGGCTTAACGCTTTGTCCAGTATGCAGTACATAATAAGGTGGCAAGTTGTAAGTCATACTTACAAGTTTACGGCGAATACGTAAGTTTCCTGTGTATCCGACGTTATTTCGTCAAGCGTGGTAAAAAATGTTCCACGTAAATGGCAATAATTGGTATTTATGCAGTAGTTTTTAGACTACACCTTCGCAAGCCGTTCAAAGGCTTCCCTGTATTTCTCGTAAATCGCCTTGAGTTTATCTTCCCGCAATGAATCCGAGTGCGAACGCTCCGACGGCGTAGAGGAAGAGGTTGCGCTTGTTTGCCCGTCGTTCCGCATTTATGGAGTCCTCCAATTCCTGCAACTTTGATCTAAAGAGGTCATTGGAGGTCGTTACTTCCGCTCTTAATTC